GTATTACGCTTGTGCTAGGGTGGTAGCAGATGAACTACAGGGGTTCATCTAAACGAAGGGAAACAAATGAGGGAAGTTAAACTAAGTACGCTCGCCATAAGTGACCATATGAGTCGCCTCTACGACGAGCACAATGCAAACGGCAACACCGTCTATCACATTGACGGTTCGGAGTCGGGTGTCATAACAATCATTAACGAAGGAAAGAAAATCAGCACCGTTCTCATGGACGACAATGCGGTACGAGAGTTCATCAGCGATATGGACTACCAAGTAGAAGTCAGCGAGGACTCTTGGGAACGTGCCTACGGTCAGCAATGTGCACGGGCGCTGAAGTCAATCAAGTCACAAGTTATTAAGACAGTAACAACAGAAGGGAAACCAAAATGAAAAAGCAATACACCGTAGACGTAGTGCTCAACCTCAACACCTTTGAGGCAGAGAACTACAACGAAGCAGAAGCAATACTCAACAAGTTCATAGACGCCCTCAGGTCAGCAACCGAAAAGTTTGAGAAACAAATCGGTCAAGACTTCCGCTGGGACGAATGTGATTGGACTTATGACGTAAGACAGGGCACAGCACAATGAACACGGAACAGAAACTCTACGACGACAACGGAGAGGAACTACCGAACCGAATCAACTACTACTTTACCGTCACCTATGACGTTGCCGAAGTAATCAAAAGTCTTCGGGACAAAGGGCAGGAATATATCTGTGACGCCGAAATCTACGCACTCGTGGCAGATATGGCAAGTGAAGACACGGGTCACAAGGCAAGAGACTTGACAGCGACTTACATCTTTACAGACAGGGAAGAAACAGAATGAACTTAATCATCTCAGCACAAGTGACCTACGAAATCTACGACACTAAATCCTTTGACGAGGCGGTCAGTATCTTTCAGACAGCAGTCACCAATCACGAAATGGACGGGGTAACTCCTGTCTTAGTACACGACGCCTTTGCCACAGAGATAGACAAAGACGGAGAAGTAATCCAACCACTCAAAATCTATGAACAGGAAAACAAGTAATGCACACAGGACAACTCATCGCAGTAAAAGCAGACACAGAACAGGAAGCCATACAAGAAGTGGAAGCGTTCGCTGAAGCAACCGAATGGTCAGACTGGTACGCACTAGGGGGACGCTGGTCAAACGAAGAAATGAAACACGGCTACCTCCTGACTTACGACAGCAACCCCGAACTGTTCAACCGATTGCTCGTCCAATACGAGGACGCTAATCAGGACATTATCCGCCGAGCACTCAAGCGACACGGCGAGGTAACCGTCACCGACCTACTGACCTTGCCCCGATATAAGTCACGTTGGGCGCTCATCAGAGACGGCGAGCCTGTCCTAGAACGGGAGAGGGTGCTGGACGATGAAGCGTTCAAGGCGTGGGTGGAGGACGCCTCAGCGTGGACAACTTTACTGGACGCTCTTGAAGTTTTAACGGGACGTCACACCTACGAGACAGCGTTCTATGACCTGACCGACTACTCAACAAGTCCTCAGCGTGTCATCAAACGGTGTCAAGAGGAAGGCTCCAAGCAACATCTGGTCGTCGTAGATTTCCATTTCTAATGAGTGAGGTCACCGACCTTATCGGCTGGCTCTACCGTGAACACTCACCAACCCTACGGCGCAAACTATCCCGTCTTAAGGCAGGACTTGTCCTCCCTCACAGACGATACAAACCGCCGAAGAAATGGTATGTCATACAGGTCTACCCGATATACAAGCGGTCACTGCCAAACGCTAAACCGCAAGGGTATCTAGGGTCGTGCCCCTACTTTGGGAAGGTCACAATCTACAAGGACATCAAGCGGGCACACCGATTCCGTAACCGACAACCAGCCTTGCTACGGGCACAGGCGATACAAGAAGAAACCCACAGACTCACGGAAGTAGTAGTCATACCTAACTCCTGATGGTATGCTAACCTTCCCTGATAGAGAAGCCTCGCTCCGAGTTGTCATTCCCTTCCGACTCGTTGAGCGGGGCTTTCTCGTATCTACTGCCCTAAGACAGTACCCTCAGTGCGAGAAGTCCACTGCACCTCAGCGACATAACGGTCACGCTGACGGGGGGTAAGTCCACCCCACACACCGAACCGTCTCCCCGTCTTCTCCTCATAGTAGAGCGTGTACTCAAGACACTCCTGCTTCACAGGACAGTTCTGACAGTAGGCGAGACCCTTCTGCCACACCTTCGGGCTACTATCTCCAGACTTTAAGACAGGGAACATAGCCTCTGTCGGAGCGTCAAGGCAGTTAGCGTTCTTCTTCCACGAGTTATCTATCGGTTCATAGTTGTAGACCGAGATGATGTCATACGGGTTGCGAGCCATTGGTTTCATTCCTTCGTTTAGGGTATCCGAGCGTGGCAAAGCCCCCTTGTAAATCTTTGCCTGCTGTCTTACGAAAGTGGTCATACCACAATCGTTGCTGTTCTTCTGTCATAAGACCGAACCGCAGAAATGTTTTTCCGATTTCGGGTTCAGAACCTATCGCCATTAGATACGTTCAAGGAATCGTTCCCAATCGTCACGTTCCTTATCGGACGACAACCGCTCAAAGTCGGGTTCGTCTGCTTGGATAATGCACCAGCAATCGTTGAGGCTGTCGCCACACAACTCGCACGGGTCATCACCGTTACCTTCCACAATGTTCAATAACCACGAGTCGTAGTCGGTTCCCATTCTTCCTCCTGTCTTACGGCAGGGCTAGTAGCCCGCCCCTTTTCTCCAGCGTTGTATCCACTCGTTATTCATCTCAACACCGTCAGCGTGTTCTTTTGATTCACACAGCCGAAGAACGTGGATACAGGGGTCTTCCCCTTCTTCCCAATCGTTCTCCTCAAAAACGGTCAATGGTATGCCTTCGTGAGTGTTGCAGGTCGGAGGTGAGACAAACCCTTGACGGATACCCACCTCCAACCACTGCTCAAAGTCCAGATGAAATACGTTCATTAGAACGCTTCTTCGTCCGAGAACATTCCACCGCCGAAGGTGTTAGTAATCTTCTTGTTCACTGCTTCAGTCTGGTCGGGGACAACGACGTCCCAACGAAGCGAATAGCCCACGCTGTCAGCAACCAACTTCAACTTGGTGCGCTTCTCGCCTTCCTTGTTTGTCCACTCGTCCTGCTCGTAGCGTCCGCCGACAATGACACAAGTGCCCTGACGGACTGAGGCGGCGACATTCTCTGCCAAACGGTTGAACACGGTGACGTTGTGCCAGCACACTTTCTTCTTGTCGTCCTTGCCGTGACTCACAGCGACAGAGAACTCAAGCACTGCCATACCTGAGCCGACAAACTTCAACGGTTCAATCCGTCCGACGTTGCCTTCAATAATTATCTGATTCATTCTTCCTCCTTAAGGGGAATTGTTCGGTTTGCTTTCTTAGGACAGGAGTGAGTTGGTGCTTCCACCAATTTGACATACGTTGTGATGTTCGCTTTACACGATTCACATACCCATTTTACTTTGCTCATAGCCTGCCCTTCTTTCAGCCTTGTTTGTTTTCACAGTCAAAGGTTGTGCCACTGAAACGCCAATGTTTCCAGCAACTTCCCTTCCACAACGACAAGCCTAGCCGAAGGTTGTGCTCCGCTACAAACATTCCTTCGGGGAACGTCAGCCCCATAGATTCCACAAAGGCTCTATGAATCTTGTTCACCTGTAACAGTCCAGCGTCAGCCCCGTTGAAAGCGTCTGCTTGACAACGTGATTCACGCCAGATGACTTGCTGTAGTTGAGACCATACTGTCTCGTCCCAGCCAACCCTGATAGCCGTATCGTGCCACTCTCCGCATAGTCCGTAGCGGGCACGGTCTTGTTCTACCTTTACTGTCTTAAGGTAGGACTTCACTTCGGGACTTAGAGTGGTGGTAGTCGTTGAAGTGGTTGTAGTTGTTGATGACCCGACAGTTGAGTCTTCTGCTTTTTCTGCCTTTGCACTAATGGCGATAAGGCTTGTAATAATTATTACGAGGGGTGCGATAACTTTCAGTCGCATAACTCTCCTTTGTTCAGTGGACAGGGGAAAGTCAATCCATTTAGTCTCCTTTCGTAAGACAGTAAAGAACTATTCTAGTCGGTGTCGTATGCTTCGTTAGTTAGCAGGTCTGTAACGTGCTGTGGATAAAGCAAATAACCCCTAGCAGGGTTGTCGCTGTTAGGTGCAAAGTCTCTTTTGCCTAATTGGTTTATGCGTAAAAACTTTTTAAGTCGTGCCACCTGCACTGCGGTAAAGGTGTGCGGTGCGAACACATACACCCACCACGTTGCCTGCGTCACGTTGATACCTGACGGCTTCCAGCCTGCGCCACGAGGATTCTGGTCAGTCTCTACAACCATACGCCCATTACGGTAACGGTCATACTTCACCTCAAACGAACCCGCCTCCAAGTCGTGTAGGAAATCGGTGACCATCTGTTCCCCCTGCAACCCAAACTTCAGGTCGTCAGAGAAAACAAACTTGTCAATGTCGTGAGACGGTTGATAGCCAGACATCAGTAACCAGCCTGCTTCAACAAAGCAACAATGTGTTCCAGTCTTAAGACAGCGTACTGTTCCGCTGGGTTACCGTACCCTTTGCGTTTCACAACCAAGATACCAATGTCTGCGTTAGCGTTCACCCGTTCAGTCTCGGTCTCAACCAGCCACTCGGAGAGACGCAACTGTTTATGGTTTTTACATTCCCAAACAATCGGACCCGTTCCAGTGATGTCACCTTTGTCGTATGTGCCGTGAAGGACACGACGTTCAGCGTAAGGGAACTGCCCTGTGTCACGAAGGTATTGAACTACCGACGTCTCAAAGGCTGTGCCCTTAGCACGTTCCTTACTCACCAGCAACCCTGTCAGAGCGACGGACAATCACCGTTCGCAACACTCCGACAAACAAGGAAAAGACTAGATGCCCCAGAAAGACACCGACCATTACCTCAATCATTGTTCATCTCCTTTGCGAGCAGGTGGCGGAACAAAGTAGAACGTGAACATTCATACTTCTGACATAAGACAGCAACCTGTTCCATCTGTTGTGCAGTCATACGCAAGGCAATCATCTTGGACGACGCCTGTTCCCCTGTCGGGTCTACGGTGCGTTTAGCGGGCATCAGCCTTCACCGCCTTCTGCTGGCGATAACTTCTTGAACGCTTCACGGAGGGCAGGCAAGTCCTTAGTCTTCAGGTTGCCCCATTCCAAACCTGCTTCGGTAGCCACAGCCTTCGGGTCAAGGCTCTTGCCTCGGCAGGCTGCCTCAAACTGCTTCACCTGCAACGTAGCGAGTGGTGAGTTGTCGTCCTGACTTACGGCAGGGGCAGGCTTCTCGGTGGGCTTGTTGCGCTCAACCTTTTCCATCTCGGTTCGTGACGGGCGCTTGCCCTTTGTGCCGTGATAGTTCATATTGGCTAACGCTCTCCCGATACTAGAAGTTTCAGCGTTCTCCACAAACGAGGTGGCGTTCACGCCCTTAGAGGATTTGATTTCTTCTGCGAAACCAGTAGCCACAGGGTTGAAGTCGTTGGCTTCACGCCAAATGCTTGCCTTGAATACCACCTTGTCGGCGTCGTAGTGAACCATCTCGGTATAGATACGACCAGTCGGGTTGCCTTCCCAGAAACGGGTCAGTCTTTCCTCAACCGTCTCGTAAGAGTTGATGTCAAAATATGCCATTACTTTTCTCCCTTCAATAGAAGTGTTCTTGTTACTGATTGCCTCATATATTTGGAGGCGATGTCTGGACATTCCGCTTGGAATGTTTTGGAATCAAACGTGTGTCGGGTTTGCCCCTTCCAAGTAGCAACCGTGACACCGTTGATGGTAGCAACCTCAGCGTTGCCAATCAAGTCACACAGTTCTGCTTTCAGTTTGTCTTCCAAATCTTTATACGATTTCAGTTCGGACTTTATGTGCTTCAACTGTGCGATAAGTTCGCTTGCTGAGCGTTCAAGTTCAACGGATTCCTCTGTCGGTTTCTGGTAGCGGGTTGTGATTGTCTCGTATGACCAGCGGACACCTGACGGGGTGATGCCAATGTCAATAGCGTTCAACCATTTTTCAACTGCGGAGATATGTTCCACCACTTCGTCGCTTGTTACTTCTTGAACGTGGAGATGGAGAATCATTTTGGGGTCAAAGATTGCCCAAGTGATTTCGTGTACGTCGGCACAGATAGCCTGCTGGATACCTTGCAGTTTCCAATAGTCGGGTAGTACGCCTGTCCATTCACGGGTGGAGGTTTTGATTTCTAACACCTTGCGGGTGTCGCCTTCTTCGTAGAGACCGTCAAGGGTGGCAATCATTCGTGCCCCACCTTTCGTGTCACAAGCGAACATTTCTTCGGGTGTGATGTATTTGATACCTAACTTGTCGCAAGCCCATTCCAACACGAACGGTTCAAGACGGTTGCCTCGTTCCATAGCGGGGTTTGGTGGTATCGGCTTCGGAGGTATGTCGCCCAGTAGTTCGGCTGCATACTTCTCCATTGGTACGAACGGGTGTAGCCCGTAGATAGCGGCGACTGCTGACGCAGACACACGCTTGTTGTTTTCCTTGTCACGGAAACGGTCATTCAACCATTCTTGCGAACCGTGTTCTTGCTTTGGTATGCGATAACGATTAAGAGTCATCTGGTTCCCTTCGTTGTAGTGATATGAAATACTGTAATGCACAAGTTACAGCAAAGCAACTCTATTCGGAAATAATCTTCAGCGACCTAACCATCCCTTGCGGGATATGGAACGGGTTGATTCCCTCACCGTCGTTAATCGTCTGCCAAATAGTTGTATGACCCTCTTTGCCGCCTTCGCCTGCAGGCACAATGAACCCTACGGTAGTAACAAGACATTCACCGTCATCCTCAAAGGCGCTGAGTTCCTGCCAGCCTCCCTCGCCTGCGTGAGCGTCAGCCCACACGACCATCGCTATTGGATACGGTGCAGACTTGCGATAGTTGTAGTCAGGAGGGAGTGTCGGTTCCATCATTCAGGTCTTCCACCAGCATAGAGACGCCAGGTTCTCCACATTCCCAACAATTCTTACCT